GGTATTATTTCTTCAGCTACTAAAGATAAAATCTTGTTGTAAGGGTTTTATTATGAACGAAGACGTGACACACAGAGAGATTTACGAGAGACTAATATCTGTCGAGGCTAAGGTGGATACCAACATAGCAGAGACTAAAACAATGGTAGCTGCCTTTAATGCTGTTGAAGGTGCTTTTGTTGTTCTTAGCTGGATAGCATCAATAGCTAAACCTTTGTTATGGGTTACTGGTGTTATCACTGCTTTCTCTTTACTAATTAGCGAATATAGGAAATAGTATGTTACTTGAGCTTGCAATAGCTAACGCTGCTTTTGGTGTTATAAAAGAAACCATTACCAACGGTGGTGATATAATGTCAGCGGGGCAACATATATTTAAGTTCTTTGACTCTAAGTCTGAGCTGACAAAGAAAGCTAACGCATCAGGGTCAGACTCAGAGGCTTTCTTTGCTCTTGAACAGATTAAACAACACGAGGCTGCAATTAAAGAGTTGTTTATCTATCAGGGCAGAGCAGGTTTGTGGGATGATTGGTTAAAGTTTCAAGCGGAGGCAAAACACCAACGTGATGCTGCAGTTAGAGCAATTATGTTAGCCCAAATTAAACGTAAAGAAAAAATATGGGGTTGGATTAATGGCACACTAATTATTATATCTGTGTTAACAGGTGTTATAATTATTGCAGGACTTATTTGGTTAATCATAACTAAAGGAAATATATGATGCTACCTTTAATCAGTAGTCTAGTTGAGATAGGTGGTACCTGGCTCAAAGGAAAACAAGACGAAACAAAAGCTAAAGCCGAAGCAAAATTAGTTGAGATTACTGCTGAGGCTGATATTAAAAGAGCTAAAGCAATTGCAGCTATTAATGCTGCGGAATCAGGTCAACAACAAGACTTTGATTTAGATAGAATTGCTATGGAACAAATGGGTAAAAGTTGGAAAGACGAATTAGTATTAATTATCTTTCTGACTCCTATGGTTATGGCCTTTATCCCAGGAATGGATAAATATTCTTTAGCCGGTTTTGAAGTAATTCAAAAGATGCCTGAGTGGTATCAGTATGTAATTATCGGTATGGTTGTTGTCATCTACGGTATGCGTGGTATGGTTAAACAATTCGCTGGTAATAAATTAAATATTAAATAAGGACATACTATGGTATTATTACCAGTATTATTTTTCTGTTTAAGCGGTAACTCCTGTTACTTTGATCATGGTGCTATCTCAAGTAGTATGGAAGAATGTCTTAAACAAAACAGCAAGATAGAGCAGGTTTTAAAAGCGAATCCTCAGATTGTTGCTTTTCAAAGCACCTGTTTAGATTTAACAAAACCTAGAAAGGTTGAAATTATCTAATGAAATTAAGTAGTAACTTTAGTCTAGAAGAATTAACAAAATCAGATCTAGCAATTAGATTATGTGTCGATAACACACCTGATAAAACAGTAACGGCTAATCTTCAAAAATTAGTTGATAATATTTTACAACCATTAAGAGATAAGTTTGGTATAGTAATTATTTCCAGTGGGTATCGTAGTCCAGAAGTTAATTCCAAAGTAGGTGGTAGTAAGACTAGCCATCATTGCTTTGGTTATGCAGCTGATATTGAGATCCCAGGAATGGACAATAAAGACCTAGCACTTTATATTAAAAATAACCTAAAGTTTACTCAGTTAATCCTCGAGTTTTATAAGCCTGGAATTCCCGACAGTGGTTGGGTACATATTGCTTATAACGAAAATGATCTCAAAGGTCAAGAGTTAACAGCAGTAAAAGAATCAGGCAAGACCAAGTACTTGTCTGGCATCGTATTCTGAGGCGGTACCTAATAGGAATAATCTTGAAAAGAAACAACAAGCAACACAATGAACGTATGGTTAGAGAAGATAGATCGTTTCACTTCCAGCCTAAAAATCGTAATCAACAAATACTACTAGATGCTATCAATGAATTCGAAATTACAGTAGCATTAGGGCCAGCAGGAACGGGTAAAACATTTTGTTCGGCTAGTAAAGTAGCACAAATGTTTTTAAAAGGTGGTTACGATCATATTATATTAAGTAGGGCTAATGTACCTACTGGAAGATCATTAGGTGCATTTCCAGGAACTGTTGAAGAAAAACTAGCTCCTTGGTTATTACCTATTACTTCTGTATTAGAAAAGAGATTTGGTAAAACTAAATATGATTATTTAGTAAGTAAGAAGGCAATTCAAATGCAACCATTAGAGACTATTAGAGGTAGATCTTTTGAAAACTCTTTAGTAATCATAGATGAGGCTCAGAACTTAACATTCGATGAAACCAAAGCTATTACCACGAGATTAGGTGAAAATTCTAAAATGATTTTATCTGGTGATGCGTCTCAATCAGATGTAAGTAATGGTAATGGTATTACTAAGTTTACTAGATTGTGTGAAAAGAATAATATTGAGATTCCAGTAATTCGATTCACAGTTGATGATGTTGTCCGTTCAGACATTGTTGGTGCCTTAGTTAAAATGTTTGTAAAAGAGAACGTATAAATAAGGAGCAATTATGCCAATTAAGCAGATTACGGGGCTAGGTAAAGGTGGTATTATTAAAGATATACCACCAGTATTATTACCAGAATACGCATTTACTGATGGTAGGAATATTAGATTTGATAATGAATCGGTGGAAGCTATTACTGGTGAAGTGATTTATAAAACCTTAACAACATTACAACCTGACTATGGTGTTCATTGGGAGAGACCTGATCAGGGATACAATATATTTATTAAGAATGGATCAATGATTAGGGTTGATTCTGCAGGTAATGAATCCTCTTATATATTAAATAGTGCCGAAGCTAAGTACAGCAATAGCACATGGCATACTACTGAGTTCAATGGTGGATATGCTATTGTATTTAATAATGGTAAGTCAACACCCTTGTATTTGCTGTATGGTAGTGCTTCAGCTGGCTTAAATCCTCAAGAGATTCCTAATTGGAATTATTATTCAGGATTAGTTGTTACTGCTAAGGTTATCAAATCACTTGGTTACTCATTAGTAGCTGCTAATCTAACTATATATGACAACGGTTCAATCACTAACGCACCATCTACCATCAGGATATCTGTACAAGCACCTACAGGAGGATTCCCTCAGACATGGGAGCCGGGAGTATCAACTGATACAGCTGATGAGTTAGAGATTAATTCTACATCTCCTATTCTAGATATGGCAGAACTAAGAGGTAACATGTATATCTACTCCTCTGATACAATCCATGTTCTATCAATAAACACGGGTGTTACTAGAGTACAACCATACTCAAAAGGTTATGGCATTCTCAATCAAGGATGTATTGCTGAATTTGATGGTAAACATTTTGTAGTAGACAAAAACGACATCTATATTCACGGTGGATCTGGTAGTATCGAATCTATTGCTAATATGCGTATTAGAGATTACTTCTTTGATAACTTAAATAAAACAGAATCGAATAAAGTACTTGTTAATAGGAACTCTAGGAACGATGAGATATGGGTTTGTTACCCTAAAGGTACATCTGAAGTATGTAATGAAGCGTTAGTATATCAATACAAGAACAACACATGGTCCATTAGAGATTTACCTAATGTAACCTCTATGTTCAATGGTCCATCCCCTGAAGGATCAGATTATCTGTATTCCAAAGAACGTATGTACATGCTTACTGGCGAATACAACGTATTATTGTCGGACCAAGGGTATTCCATGTGGGATGGTTCTTCTCTAGTACCACATATTTCTTATGTGTCTAGAGAGAAACTAAATACTGGTGAAACACTAATTACTTCTTATATCAATTCTATATCGCCTATCTTTGATAAGGTATCTGAATCTTCTTCAGTAGATATTACAGTTACAGGTCAAAATAACTTTACTAACGAAGCAGATTTTAGTAATACTAGTGGTAGAGATAAATTTGTATTCTTACCTAATGATGAAAGAAACCAAGGCTACAAGGTAGACCCTAGGACTTCTGGTAGATTACTTAATTATAAGATATCCAGCCAAGGCCCTTGGAGATTGGCTTTGTTGGGTATTGATGTTTCCGCTGCTAGCGGTCGATAAGGAACATGTATGAGCTTAACTCCACCTATTACAGGTAATGAAGACTTAGATGCTTACCTATACAACATATCTATAAATGGTGTTGGATCAGGTAGCTCAAATGGGCTAAACTATAATTATTCTAATGGATTAGTTACTGATCCTAATGGTAATGTTTTAGGATACCTTTATCAGTATATACATATTAAGTATGCTGATGATAATTCAGGGACAAATTTATCAGATAGCCCTACTAATAAAACCTTTTATGGTATAAAGAATAGTACTTTATCTACAGAGTCAGTTATACCTTCTGACTATACTTGGTATGAAGTGTCTGGAACATTCGGAACAAGTAGGTTTTTATACTTTAAAGTGACAGGGGGTAGGCAGATTAAGTTTTCAGTTGACACCTCCCCTGAAGATTATACTTGGGTAAAAGACACTAATCAACCTATTGATCTAGACTTAATTATACCGCTTAATACCATATCTTCTAACGAGCTATTAGACGCTGCTATCACAGAGTTAAAAATAGCCGCAGGTGCAGTTAGTGCTGCTAAGACTAACATTGCATCTATTGAAGCTACAACTGGTAATCTGGTTGCTAACAGCGTTGGCACTACTCAAATTACGGATAATGCCGTAGTTAGTTCTAAGATTACAACTAATGCAGTAGTTGCTGGTAAGATCGCAGCTAACGCTGTCACTGCTAGTACCATTGAAGCAGGAGCAATAACAACACCCAAAATACAAGCGGGTGCTATTACTGCTGCTAGTGGTATTCTGGGTACTGCCGCTATACTAGAAGCTAATATTGCTAATGCAGCTATTACTAATGCTAAGATACAAGATGCAGCTATTACCAATTCTAAGATACAAGATGCAGCAATCACTAATGCTAAGATACAAGATGCAGCAATCACTAATGCTAAGATAGCCAATCTTTCTGTTGATAATGCTAAAATAGTTGATGCCGCAATTACAACTGCCAAGATAGGGGTTGCTCAAATTGATACTTTACGTATTGGAGAAGACCAAGTTACGATACCAAGAGGTAGTTCTGCTTCTGGTTTTGGTGCAACGGTAACAATAACATTAGCTTACACGGCACCTGTGGCTTTAATAGCTACTTTTTATGGTCAACAAATTTCCGGCTTTGGACCAGTTATTA